CTGAACACTTTATCCAACCTCTTTGTGAACGTATAAATACATATTACAAAAGCAAGAGGGTCAAGTAATGGAAACATCACAAACAAACGTTATCGGGAACCATACAGAAGTACGATTCCCATCGTTGGGTAACCGTGAAACTACCGGAAAGGTAGACACCGGAGCGACCACATCGTCGTTACACGCGGTGGATGTTAAGGTTCACGGTGGACAGGTATCGTTCATTAGTGATGTTCTATCACCGAACACGATCACGATGGACTTGGAAGGGGCACAAACTGTTCATACAGCTGATAATGGGGGCGATCAACGACCCATGATCAGGATGGACGTAGAGGTCAACGGAGTTAACATCCCCGGAGCGGTGTTTAACCTAAACGATCGATCCAATATGGAATCGAAGATTCTGCTGGGGCAGAACGTGCTCAAGGCTGGTAATTTTGTGGTGGATGTTAATCAGGGAGAAGAACAGTCTCCCACAACCGATCCGCTTGGATTGCCCGAGGGCGTTGATTCGGACGTGAAACTGATGTATGCTATTCGTGTATTAGCTGAAGCTGACGTGTCGTTGGCTGACATTATAAAATATCTGCGTACCGAGGCTGTAAGCGGCACCCAAGAATAGGATACCCATGTCATACAAAAGCCCTTTCTACGTCGTAGAGGAATTCATTTCGCCCTTAATGTGCGAAGAGGTTATTGATCTGGCAAATTTCACCGTCCCAGACACCAACAAGGACGGGTTTGAGATTAAGACATCAAAGACTTCGGATGTGGCTGAAGAGTTGCTGTACGAACGGTTGATGTGGTTGATGCCGGAGCTGTCAGCACACTACCAGCTGATATACAAAGGAACCGAACGCATGATGTTTGAGTGGTTCCCTGAGGGCAGTAAGGGCGAGTTCGCATGTGAGAACAGCGAGTTCCTACGGGGAAAGTGGCTCCGAATGAAACCTAGGGATATCACAGCCATTCTGTTCTTGAGTGATTACCAAGACAAGCTCCCGTTTGATAATGAGTATGAAGTGTACGGCGGGAAGCTCGAATTTGTACAGCACCAGTTTGGTTTCAACCCTCAGCGGGGGACGTTAATCGCGTTCCCTAGCGACCCCCATTTCATAAACATAACCACACCTATACAGCACGGCGATTTGTTTCAAGTTCGTATGCAACTAGCCGCTAAGACACCATATATTTACCAACCAAAGGATTTTCCAGGCAATTACACAGTCTGGTTTTAATCCACAATTTTAACCCCGTTATGTTCAGAAGGAGCATTTTCGTGCGCGCCAAGCACGGCACACACCATTGAAAGGAGATTATGATGAATAATCACACCGCAACTGCAGTAGTATTCGCTTTAACCTTAGCAGCCACGCTGCTATCCTACACTGTGACCATTCCGACTAAGTTCAACAGTTTTGGTCAACGTTCATATACAACATCCCAAGGCAAGGGATTCATAAAGATCAGCAACTCCGCTGACGTCGATACAGCCATATCCGAGATCACCACGCAAGATACCCAACAATCCACACCCGTGGAGGGATCGTCGCCGGCTGCTAATACGACGCCAATAGCATATAAAGTACTGGCTAATAAGACTATTGCCACTAATATGAAAAAGGTACACCACATCGCAAAGGAATTTGGTCACCACGAAACGATGCAGGCTATTTTGTTACAGGAATCTAACGGTGGGACGTCTGCACCGGTTGGCAATGTGAATTCGCCTATGGGTAAGCGCTCGTATGGGCTCATGCAAGTGCAATTGGTTGCCGCAAGGTCAATCTTATCACGGTATCCAAATGTGGCAGAGCGGTATTTCCCCAATCGGAAGATATCAAGTGTTACCGATGAGGAAGTCATTGCTCTATTACTACGCAACGATGAGGCCAACATTCGTATAGCTGTGTATCACTTTGACCTATACCTGACCCTATCCAACGGTAACTGGTATAAGGCGGTGGCGGCGTACAACATGGGTATTGGAAATGCAAATAAGCGTACGACGTTTGATGATATCCCTTATGTGAAGTCTATCAAAACACGCATCCATACTACAGTGAAACCATTCAATGCACAAAACCGACAGTTGATTTTGTAACGTCGGTCGTGTAAAATGTAAAGGTACTGTCAACATCATAAGGAGAACAATATGGCAAAAGAAAAAGAGAAGGATAGTGGAAAGAATCTCAACGACCCACAAACGCGCCAAGCGTTCAAGTCTTCCCTTGCAGCAATTACATATGACTTTGATGCTATCGATAAGCTCAAGGAAACAATCAAGGAAGACGTATCATCAATTTCCCAGCAATATGGGATTGATAAGAAGTTGGTGAGAAAATTGGCTGTTACTATGTACAAGCACAACTATTCGACCATCCAAGAGGAAAATGAACACTTTGCTGCAATGTACGAAACAATCATCGAGGGACGTGTTGGAACTATCAGCGATCCCCTCGATCGGGTGGATGAGGATGAAGGCAGCGAAGGTCCAGACGAAGAATGAAAAAGCCCGGAAACGGGCTTTTTTTATGTTATAATGTAGTGTGAGAATAAGAAGAACAATATGGGATATATTTCAGCAGCAACAATTAAGGAAGAGGTGATCGTGTGGGAGCGGGGAAGTGATGGGCGGCGTGTTACAAAGCCGTTCAAACCCGAGTATTACTTCTATGTGGATGATCCGAACGGTACGTACACCACAATATACGACACCCCCGTGTCAAGAATAGTATGCACGGACTACAATGATTTTAAGAAGAAACGAACGGCGTTTGAAACGGCCGGCATCGAGGTATGGGAGACAGACATTCCAGCAGAAATGCGAATTCTGTCCAACCACTATTATGGCGTTGAAGCACCAAAACTGAACATAACCTTCCTCGATATTGAAGTAGATTACGACAAGGACGCAGGGTTTTCGAGTGTGTATAATCCTTATGCACCAATCAACTCCGTATCGATATTTCATTACCAAACCAATGAATTGATAGTGTTGTGTGTTCCTCCCGATGATACCTGGACGCACGAAAAACTAATGGTGGCGGTTAACAAGGATGTACCCATCCCCGCCGAATACAGTACCAATATTGTGCTGTGCCAAGATGAGCGAGAGTTACTGGTCAAGTTGTTGGACGCTATAAAGGACAGCGACTTGGTGTGTGGATGGAATAGTGAATTTTTTGATTTCCCCTACATATACCGCCGCGTGGAGATTACCCTGGGCAAGTCCAGCACTGCAAAGCTGAGTTTTCCTCGAGCCAAGGTAATGACGCTGCAAGAGAAAGAGGTCCCTCGTTTTGGTGTTGGTGTAATGACACTGAAGTTGGATGTGGTTGGGGCAGGGCGCATGTACGCTGATTACATGGAACTGTATCGCAAGTATGAGTTTGGTGAACGATCGTCATACAAATTAGAGGCGATTGAGCAAGAAGTTGGTTTGAATCTACCTAAGCTGCATTACTCAAAGACCTTGTATGAGTTATACCGCGAAGACTTCGGTTACTTCATTCGGTACAACATACGAGATACAGAAATTCTCAAGGGGTTTGAGGATGAGCTGGCGTATGTGGAATTGGCTAACCAAATGTACCACCTATCTACAGCGCTGTACCAACACGTATCCGGAACCCTCAAGCTAGCTGAATACGCTATTGTCAATCACTGTCACCACAATTTGAAGCGAGTGGTACCGAATGCGAAGTTGCCAGAGATTGATAAGCAAATTGATGGGGCATTAGTACTGGAACCAAAGACTGGTGCTCATGAAATGTTAGGGTCCATCGATATCAACTCGCTATACCCATCAGGAATCCGCAGTATCAACATTTCTCCCGAAACCATACGAGGTCAGTTCGTCGAGATGCTCAGCGCGGTTAAGGGAATTGCATCTGCAAAGTATGGATTGAATGACACCAAGTTCACCATGAAGATGGAGGATACGGGGGATCTGGTTGAAGCAACTGCCAGCGAATGGCGTGAATGGCTGATGGAACGCAAGTGGGCAATTAGCGGGTATGGTACTGTGTTTGATCAAAACAAGATGGGCATCATTCCAGCAGTGCTTGCTGATTGGTATGCAACACGCAAGAAGTATCAAGCGCTGGCAAAGGATGCGGATAAGGCCGGGGATAATGCAAAGCACGATTACTACGATCGCCTGCAATACGTGTACAAGATTAAGTTAAACTCACTGTATGGCGCGTTATCCAACCTATACTTCCGCTTCTACGACTTACGCATGGGTGAGAGCACAACTGGCACAGGTAGGTTGATCTTGCAACATCAATGCTCCAAGGCCAATGAGGTGTTAACGAACGATTACAATATGTTCGGCGATGCCGTCATATACGGGGATACAGACAGTACATACTTCAAAACTTTTGCTGATAACGTAGAAGATGCTATCAAGATCGCTGATGCAGTGGCTGCGAAGGTTAACGCGTCGTTCCCCGATTTTATGAGAGATACCTTTTTGTGCAACCCAGGCTATGATGATATTATCAAGGCAGGGCGAGAGATAGTGTCTGACAAAGGTATATTCGTTGAAAAGAAACGGTACATATTGCACGTTGTAGATAAGGAAGGCAAGCGTAAAGACGAATTGAAGGTTATGGGGTTGGATACAAAGAAAACCAACCTTCCAAGGGGTGTTGGTGATAGGCTTAATGCGTTTATCGAACGGTATTTGAAGGGAGAGTCATGGGATCACATTGCTCAGTCTATAGTTGACTATAAGGAAGAATTGGCGACGTCTGAGAACATAATGGATATCGGGCTACCCAAGGGCATCAAGAATGTGGATAAGTACACCGCTGATTATGAACTACAAGGCGATAAAGCGAGATTGCCAGGCCACGTCGCAGCAGCCATACATTACAACAAAATGCTCAAGAAATACGATGATCGGGAT